ATATAATATATTTTTTAGATTATAATTATAAAAAATATAAGCAATAAGACTATGCGTTTAGTATGCGTTTAGTATGCGTTTAGTCCTGAACCAAATTCGTTTGCTGCCATGGGTTCTTGGATTGTGCCTTGACTCATCATACCCATAGAACTTCCAGGTGCCTGAGCATTAACCATGGGGTTTGTGGGTCCGGTAAACATGGAATTGAAATCCGGTCCTGTGTTGGAACCTTGTCCCATATTGGAACCTTGTCCTGCCTCATTAACTTGAAGTTGTGAAATAGAAGTAGTTCCACTATGACTTACATCCGCGCGACTTGGCATATGTTGGGGTTGAGGTTGGGGTTGAGATTGAGCTAGGGGTTGACGAATTTGCTGCATTTGCTGTTGCTGCATTTGCTGTTGTTGCTGCTGATGTTGCTCACCAAGTGTTGTGCGACCCTCAATCAAATCGAATAATCGGTCTATGAGAATATTAGTTTTTTCGCCAATGCGGGTTTGAAAACTTGCTGCAATAACCAAAAATACGATGATAGTGTTTGTTACATGTAGTCGTGCGTAGGGCGTCTTACTGTAAGTAGGAAAATAAGTAATAAATCGATGAATCAACATCATTCCTAAAAAGATGAGCGATGCTTGTCCTAAAATTTCGGCAGTAAGCACCCAACTTGAGTTATTTTCATCAACGGGAGGGATTATTTTAGAAACTCCCTTATTTAAAAGAATTACTGGGATAAAAGCAAGTACCATATACTGAAGAATATTCAGTATCTCATTTTTAGAATCGTCATCGAAATTAAAAAGGTGGTCTATAAAAGAGGATTTTTTCAAATCGGATTCAACAACCATTTTATCACTATCCATTTGAAGTATAGAGAGAAATAAAATAAAGATACTGTGTGAATTAATGAATATAGACTATGACACAACACGAAGAACACCAGTATTTGGATTTAATCAAAACAATCATCGAAAAAGGAAGCGACGAACATGGTCGTAATGGCAATGTGCGAGTTTATATTGGGGCAACGATGCGGTTTTCTCTTCGCGAAAACATTGTCCCCTTTTTAACAACTAAAAAATTGGCATGGAAAACATGCCTCAAGGAATTGTTGTGGTTCTTGAAAGGAAGCACCAATAATAAGTTGCTCAAGGAAGAAAATGTTCACATCTGGGATGATAATGGTTCTCGCGATTTTTTGGATTCAAGAGGTTTATCCCATCTAGAGGAGGATGATTTAGGACCTGTTTATGGACATCAATGGCGTCACTTCAATGCTAAATATAGCGATTGTCATACTGATTATAGTGGAAAGGGTGTTGACCAACTAGCGCATATAATAAAACAACTTAAAAGACCGGAGACACGAACTTCGCGTCGTCTTGTTATGAGTGCATGGAATCCATGTCAAATTGATGAAATGGCGTTGCCACCATGTCATGTTTTATGTCAATTTAATGTGGTAAATGGTAATGAATTATCATGTTGTTTGTATCAACGAAGTGGTGATGTTGGTTTGGGTGTACCATTCAATATTGCTTCATATTCATTGTTGACACGCATTATTGCCTCTATTTGTGGATTGAAGGCAACTGAATTTGTTTATTTTCTCTCGAATGCCCACATTTATGACGACCATTTAGAGAGTTTAAAGGAGCAAATACAACGTGAACCATTGCCTTTTCCTAAAGTTTTTATAAATAAACAACTCACTGATGTTGATTCTATAGGTATAGATAATTTTGAATTGAGGGATTATCAATATCATTCTAAAATTAATATGAAAATGCGTAAATAAAAAGTTTAAAAAGACTCTGCTACATTTATAGAAATATGGAAACAGCACCAAATAGACAAGTTGATAACGGTCCTCCTCTTCCTAAAGGTCAAATGCCAATTGAAGAAGTTTTTAGAATGATGTGGACACGAATGAATTATTTAGAAAATATTGTCAAAGAACAAAAAAATTTATTGCTCAGTAATGAGAAAAATGGGGAGAGTCCAAGTGTTTCTGATTTAAGGAATACAAATACCACTACCCAACAAGATAGCAGTGTCCAACAAGATACTAGCGCATTAGTAGAACATCTAAATGAAGTAGTAGAAAACCAAAATGAAAGAATACAAGAACTTGTTAGTAAAATCAACGAAATAAAAACAGAACTTAATATGCGTAAAGAAGAGGTAAATACTACTTTTCAAACGATTAGTTCCGATATTACTGAAATGAATACAAAATACACACAGATGAATAACTTTTTAGTTGATATTCAAACAACTCAAATTACTGTTAATAATCAAATTCTTCGTCATTACAATGATAACTATAGTGATTTGATTGAATCTAAAATAGAAAAAAATGTGGCACAAAAATTATTGGATAAAAATGTAGTGAGTGCTGAAGTGGTTGATACAGACGACGATGTTGCAGGTAGTAAGATTGAAGAGAGTAATAACAACGAAGATAACAACGAAGATAACAACGAAGATAATGTCTTACACGAGACACACGAAGAAGATAGAAGTGAAACAAAAAATACTGAAACTGACAAAAATAAAGTTGAAAAAAAAACTAAAAAAATTATGAAGATAAATGACAATGATGATAATGATGATAATGATAAAGCAGTTGCTAATGTAACATTTAATATTCAATAAATGAAAATAATGAAAATAATTAAAAAATTGATATAGATATTTCATAATGTTTTAAAATACAAACATCATGAAACTTCTTCTTAGTGGGTCTAAACTCCAAAAATTTTGCGATATTGTAGGTAATTTTAAACACGTCTCAGAATATTTTACTCTCAATTTTTCGAATGATAGTGTTTATAGTCAAGGAATGAGTGGTGACCATTGCTCTATTTATGAATTAAGTATCGATGGAGATTGGTTTGATGATTATGAATGGGATGAAGACAAAGATGCCCGGGTTTTTAGCGTATCTACAGAAATTCTCTCTAAAGTTCTCCACACGAGACAACCATCACAGTTTATGGTTATTGAATTTTTCGGTAAACCAGACCATTTAATTTTGCGATTTGATTCAATTGCGAAAAATGGAAAAAATCAGCAATTTCCAAAAGAATTCATGCTTCCATTTATTGATGTTGACGTTGACCAACTCACTATCCCAGATGTTGAATATGATGCCGAGTTTGGTATTGGAAGTAAGGCACTCCAAATAACAAATGATCAGTTATCCTTATTTAATGAAACCCTGACAATTCATTGTAGTGAAGATGAAATATATTTGCGGTCGAAAGGTAATGATGGAGAACTTAAAGTAACCTTATTTAATGAAAACTGTGAACATATTACCGAATTTGCTATTGCCGAAGAACTCTCATTGACACTGGATTTTAGTATTAAACATTTCAATATATTTTGTAAATTTTTGAAAGTGTCGAATAATATTGCTCTTGGATTTATTGAATCATATCCTATGAAGTTCGAGTATATTATGGGTGCTGATGATGCTGATGATGCTGATGATGCTAATGATGCTAATGATGCTGATGATGCTGATGATGCTGATGATGCTGATGTGTCAGAATTAACAAACACACTAAAAAATAAAATGCATATAGATGATACAAAAGCATCACAGATTAAATTGGTATTTTATCTTGCCCCAAAAATCAGTGATGACTAAAATATTATAGAATATAGTATTATAGAATATATATATTGATATGAGTAAAACACCCAAAGTATTAGTTTATTATCAAACACTTACTTCCCTAAAACCAATACTCATTAAAAATTCACCAGTTACGGATATACATCTTTCATCGATTCATTTTGGTGTCGATAAAAATAATAAACCATACATTCATCTTAATAATGAGTCTCCTTATAGTTCAACTTTTGATACTGTTTGGAAAGAACTTGCTTCAGCACAAAAATTAGGAATCAATATTCGCCTTATGATTGGTGGAGCAGGAGGTGGATACAGTTCTCTTTTTTCTAATTTTGAGGTATATTATTCATTATTATCGGAACTTTTGCGAAATAAATCTATCATCAGTGGCGTCGATTTGGATATCGAAGAAGAATGCTCTTTAGATGATGTTAAAATGTTGATTCGTTCTATTAAAGAAGAATTTGGGAATAATTTGACCTTATCTATGGCACCTATACAGTCGTCTTTAGAAAGCGATGGTCCTGGAATGGGAGGATGGAGTTATAAGAAGTTGATTCAATCTCCAGAGGGAAAATGTATAGACTTTTTTAACGTTCAGTTTTATTCCGATTTTTCGTATAATGCTTACCAAAACATAATAAAAAATGGTTATTTACCAGAGATGGTAGTTATGGGTGCTATGGCAGGAGAGAAAAATGATACCGAAATTGAGAAGTGTGTTCGTGCTTATTCGCGTAATTTTGGTGGTGTGTATGTTTGGGAGTATTGCTTTGCCAAACCATCACCGTTAGATTGGGCAAAAAACGTTTCCAACATGGTTCGTTGCTAAAATGCTACAAGTGAGTTAAAATATAAAAACTAATTGCTCATAAAAATGTATAAATATGAGCGAAGAACATGAAGAGATATTGATTATTGGTGGGATTGGTGTTGCTATTGGTGTTGTGCTTACTTGTTTTCTTAAGTGGTGGTGTTGTTAAACTAAAATGAGTTGTATTTTTTTTTTTCATATCTTTTGTTATCAGTAGATATGGATAAACTTTATTTAGAGATATTGAACGAAGTAGGGATTCATGATTTAGAGCAGATGAACGGAATGTATTTAGAACGTGATTTCTTATTGAATGATGATATTTATAAACGCGTTAAAGAAAAAATTGCCGGATTGAAACAATATTTCAGTTCTTCCTTAATGACATCGCTCCAAGAAAATGCCGACTCTAAACAAAAGTTTCCACTGATTAATATTATTAGACAATTGTTAAAGGTTAAGTTTTACAAAATGGAACCTATACGAAAAGCAAATGGATACGATAAATCGGGTAAAAAACTTTATAAGCGTTATTTTTTGATTAAAAAGATGGAGGAATAAAATATAACTCTATAGCTATGAAATTACTGCGTTTTATTTGGTTATTCTTCTGTCTACAGGAGGTAAATACGGGTTCTGAAAATCACAATATCATAGGAGGTAGTGGCAGTGGCAGTGGTGTCACTATACTCAGTGGAGAGAGTGTTGGACATATTGATTATAAACCGACTTATATTGGGTATTCGGATGGAGGCGATGATTCCTTAATTTTTTCATCTTATTTTGAACCTCAGCACCATATAGAGACGTATTATTCTTTATATGAGTGTAGAGAGATATGTTCTGATAAGAGCAATTGTATGGGATATGTGGAAGTGAATACTGAACAATCAAGCAGTTGTGTTTTACTTGATAATTTAGGTGAATCTCGTCAAACGAATATAAGTAGTATTAGTTTTAGTAAATATACGTCTTATGACCACCGTGATAAACACACAATTTATGGGCATTACTATTATACAAGAAATAATGAGTATATAAAACGCGCGTTATATTTGGATTTAAATCATAATGGCAAGTGGGACGAAAATGAGAATGAACCTTATAATACAACGGACGATTCCGATAATTTTTATTTTACGAATGTTCCTGAAGGGAATTATTTGATTCGCGAAATCCAGAATGACCAATGTTTTCAGATATGGCCAGGAGCGTGGGGAGATAGTATCATTAAATCGAGGGGGACTAAGAAAGATAATTATGTGGATAGTGTAGTTCAGTATTATCATGACGGACATCCTACACAGGTGGCATTTTCTGGAGGAGTTATTATCAATGGTAGCAGCGAGAATTATCTTGAATTACCGGATGTTCCCGTCAATTTTATTTTAAAGAATACTTTCGATAGATATGTCTCCTTTAAACCAGATTACGGGATTATTTTGGCATTTTTGAACGAGGTTATTAAAGGAGGTGATGGTGCGGATTTGATTATCCATACGTTTAAAAACTCTTCAACTCATGCTAGAGTCAGCGTGAGTCATAACAATATTGACTATGTAGAAGTAGGCATTCTGAATAACACCCATAGTCGGTTTGACCTTTCACGGGTGAATTATAGCAAGATTGTAGGTTTTGTGAAATTAGATTTTTTTAATGAAGACGCATCAAGTAAAGATTATCTGAATATTATTTCTGTTGAAGGAATAACTACTTCGGGTTATTACTCACCACCGTATTCTGTTTATACGACTGTTCCGCAAATAGATGACGTTATCTTTATTAAAGATTGTCATTATATGTATAATTGTTATTTTTATTGTCTCTTTAGTCGCACAGATTTTGATGATATTGATTCGTGTATGCTTGGATGTGAGTTATGGGAAGAAACCGGAACGTGTTCTTGTGCTACGTATAATGATACTGGTTTAAAATATTATGGAACGAATTATAGTGAGTATCAGTGTCATGATGGGTGTGCTTACTCAATAAAAATGAATGTTTATCCTGAGTATGATGTAAAAATGAACGCACATGGACGAAGTGAAACAATTGTGGAAATGTACAATGATTGTAAAGATGGTATCCTTAATACTA